TCATCTTGAAAACGTGCGTAACGGCTAGAGGCTATATATTCTTGGTATTGATCCATGGTTCTCTTATTTTTATTGATTAGGGGGAAAAATGCCCCACCAAACTTCGGTGGGGCGAGGCACTACAGGGAGGGAAAACTATAATTAAACTATTAAGCGAAATCTACTGCTACGGATACACCGCCACCACCTAGACGCTCACCTTCTTCTAATTTTTGAATATTGCCAAGACCACAAGCAATACCTTTAGCGCCTTCTACATTATATGGGTAGAATTCGACAGCAACACGACCATAGCAACCAGAGTATAACTCTTCTGGGTCTAGAATGGCTTGCATATCAGCATCTACAACGCCAGGGCGCTTAGAAGAGTTTGCATTAATAAACATGCAACCAGCGTATTCAGCTTCTTCTTTTTCTAAGTCTCCATCACGCAAACCTCCTTTAAGAAGCTTGGGAACAGAACCGCCAAAGTAAGCAGCAGAATTAGCTTTAGCTTCTTCAAATGCTTTGTTGATTTTAGCGATGGTATCCTTATCTGTTTTAGGGATAAGAATTGCTACACCATACTTACCGACGGTGCCATCTTCTTTTACTTGTGGTTGAAATGCATATACATAAGATAAACGCACTTTACCAGTTACTACACGAGGGTTTTTTCCAGCCATTTTCTGTTTTCCTTTTTTACTATTTCATGATTAGATTTAAACGGCACTAATCTTTACCGTACTGATAAAAGTATACCACAGTTTCCAATAGTATACCCTAAAAACATTACTGCGGGACCAGTCTGACCTTTCATAAACTGATCAAGTGTTACACCTAAGTATATCAGAGTTGAGATAATAATTAAAGGGGTACTCATGCAAAATCCTCTTTAGCGTTGTCAGCAACCAACTTAGGGTTTGAATCTGGTCTAACAATCAAGTCACCAAGGATACTAGTAATTTGATTTTTCTTACCTAACTTTTCAATCTGTGGTACAGACTTAGGTTTGTTTTCATATAAATCTTCTTTTTTAAATCCATTCTCTTGCAATACTTGAACGGCTAAATCAAAGTCAGAAAATTTACGATGTCCCTTTGGCACTACTAACTTATAACCAATCGGAATAATGTTTTCGTTAATTGCTTTTTGTGTTGCATACTCTTCCACATCATTCACATACGTTTTGAGTGCAGATGCACGAGACAAAACTAAATCCATTTCTTGTTGTGTAAGTAGTGGTGCGGGTCTAAAATCTAATGCCGCTATTTCGTTGACGAAGTCCGAGCGCGCTTTGCAGGTGGCTTTGGCACGACAGAACTGACACCAGTCGCCCGCAACAAACTCGCCTGTGCCTGTCCACGCTTTCTTGGCTTTTGGTTTGACGAAGTAGTTTGCCCAGTCGATGAGTTTTGTGATGGTCGTGCCGTCCGTGCTGATGGAGTCGAGACGGGGTTGGACGATGGTGTAACTGACTTCTTTGATATCTGGGTATTCTTCTTTAAACTTCGAGTACGCACCGAGGGCGTAGAGTCTGAGTTGTGAGTTGTCTGTAGCGGAAACGGGGATTCCCTTTCCAAACTTGAGGTCGATGACACGAATGGAGTACTTAGAAAGTATAACCACATCGGCCGTACCAAATCCGTCAGGAATCCAGTCACTGAAGTCAACTTTTTGTTCAAATAAAGGTTTGTCGCCGTCACCAATTTGGGAACGGGTATAGACAACGTAATTGTTGACATACTCTTCAAACTCTTCGTTGAAGAAGGGGCTTTCTTGGATGAGTTTGTATTCGTTGTCATATTCTTCTTGTCCTATCTGATTAAACTGTAATCTTAATTTAAGTTCTGCTAGTGTATGAGCCATTGTGCCTTCAGCCGAATAGTCAAAAGACCCTTCTGCTTTTTTTTGCTCTGGGAGGGTTGCTTCTAAGCGGGCACTAGGTGTGCAAGATAGCCACCGTTTAGAACCTGAAGCGGAGAGAATTGCATGAGCTGTCATAACTGTTTTCCTTTTTTTTAACTGTGTTTCTGATATTGTACTACTACTTATGCAAAAAAGACTGGGTTTTTTACGCCCAGTCTTTTCATAATGTGATAAAGTTTTGCGATTTAGTTAGCGGATTCTCGTAACTGTTTGATTAGATTACTAACTTCACCCGCAAAATCAATTTTAACTTCTTGTTTAATTTCTGCTTTAATTTCACGAGTTTCTTTGTAGTCTTGGGGAAATTGACCACGAAGTGCTATTTCAGCCAGACGGCTGTTATATGTGCGATTGCTGACGTTTGCGAGCATTTCCCTCTCCCAGTATGCTTGGGCGTGGATTAATGCCATGTCGAGTGCGTCTGCGAATTCTGGGTACTTCTTTTGCCATGTCTTAACGACATCTTTAGTAATGCCTAATTCGGCAAACATCATCTTTTGGGATGAGCCGAGTTTACCCAATTCAATCATGCGGTCGCACATTTCGGGTTTAAAAACGTATTTTCTAGTTGCCACACTTCCACCTTCTCAAAGCTGCTGCTTTGCGTGTTGGTTTGCCATTCTCATCCTTCATTGGACCTTTTACGCCAGACATACGAGCGCAGAATGAATCTTTACGGGAACCACCTTCTGGCTGTGGTGCTTTAAGATTTGACCCGTTCTTAGCGTTATATGCTTTACGGCCGGCTGAAGTCATACCAGCACCTTCATCGGTACTTAGATAATGACGGTTTTTTCCTGTGGTGGTTTTTGCGATTGGTTTGTCATGCTTAACCGAACCACCATCAGCCATTTTAGGCATTTTCTTAAAGTCATCCATGGTAGCTTTCCTAAACTCTTTTATTTGGGTTTTGCTGTCTTAGCAGATTCTTTAAAATCTTTTACAGTCGGTGCACCTTTAGCGCCAGGTTTGCGCATCTTTTCGCCAGATCCGTTTTTTATGCGCTCTTGTTTAGCGTGGAGATTTGCGTATAATCCTGGTTTAGTAGCCATTGTGAGGTTTTTTCCTATTTATAGTAAAGTTATCCTAGTTTATTAGAATTACATAATATTGGGTTAGGTTTCCAAGCGTTTCACAACGAGTTGTACTCCCTATATCTACTTATGCAAAAAATGCGTTAAAAATGCCCTAAATTCTAAATTCTTTCACTGCCTATCACCAATACCGTGGGCTTGCTCAACTGCCCTTGCTAATGCTATGGTAAATTTGGGAATACTAAAACTCCCTTTATTACCTGCAATAACCATTACTTCGTAGAAAACATCTTCGCCAAGTATTATTATTTCATCTTCGGTAAGTGGGTCATTTTTCATCTGGAATAATAATTGTTCGCACGTTTTGTCTACGCTTTTCTTCAGCGTCCATGGCTTGCTTTAAACTAGGTAACATTTCATTTATCATTTTTAAAGTCAAGCCCATTGCTTTTTCACGATCCAGTGTTTCTTTTTCTTCAGTATCTCGCTTGACGTTTTCATCAATCGCTTTTTCTATATCATTACCAAAGCCTTTACTTTTCAGTAAGTCACTTAACCATTTATCCATTTTCTTTTTCCTTCGCTGCTTTAAGCGCAGCTTCGAGTCCCTCTCGGGCACGTTCTATTTGTGGTCCGGCTTGCATTTGAATAGAGTTAATTGCTCCAACTGCTTCAAGAAACTTTAACTGACCAAGTAGGTTAAGTAAACCATTCAATTCTCTTACCGTATATTCCAACGTAATGCTTACGTCATCTAATGGATGTTTAACTTCTTCAGTCATTTTTCTTACCTTTCTTTTTAACTGGTACGTCTACATCTGGAAATGCTTGTTTGTCCCAAGCCGCAAAGTGGCCGTGCTTAATCATTTGCTCAAAGCCATTCCAAAGTCTTTCGCACTGCAATTGATGTACACGCATAATACCGTCTACATAATTAGCAACTTCATCTTCTCCCATAATTTTTGGACTATCCATGTACTGCCGAACAAACTCTTTTAAATGCTCAGAAGTGTTCCACATCTTTATAATATCTTGCTCTAATTCAAAACGGTCATACTGTGAAAATAATTTCATTTAACTTCTCCTTTTTTAACTTTATTAACCCAGTCATGTACAAACCAGGCACCAACAACATTAAGAGCGGGTAATAACTGTTTAAAATGCTCTAAATCTTCCTTATCATATGAACCTAACTCTTTTTTCTTTTTAAGGTCTTTTATACGTTTTTTAGAATTGACATAACAATCTATAAGTGCACAAGCTATAAGATGGTCTATGCAATCATCATCAACTTCTATTTTCATTTGCCACACCTTTCTTTGCTATGCTTTCTCCTTAATTCATTTTCTACTGCAATTACTTCTGCTTCGTTGTCACATACCCACAATGTTTTAATTGGTTCAAATGATGTCAAATCAATATCCTCAACACCACGAATCGTCTCAACCAATGGAGTGCCTTTAACTTCATGCTCTACAATAAAAATATTCATAATTTAAGTTCCTCTTTAATAAATTCTACTGCCTTGTTATAATGATATCGCCAATATTTTTCACTAACACCTAAATCTGTGTATGTTAAACCCATCAAAAATGCTTCAATAATTTGTTTTGGTTTTGTTGGCATACGTTCTTCTATTATACACTCAATATCAATCAAATCATCTAAATCCCAAGCAACCCAACCAGTATCAACTATGTCATTAAGTGCACTGGCATCGTCCCAATCTAGCGGGTCTATTTCTTCATCGGACAATCTTGTTTTACTACATTTAAGTGTTATTTTCATCTATAAGGGATTCCATTAGTGCATCTTGAATTGTTATTTTGCCTTCTAATACTTTTAATACATGCTGATCAATACTTTTGTTAATTATTAAATGGTGTATAACAACAGGTTTCTCTTGCCCTTGGCGGTATATCCGTGCATTCGCTTGGATGTAGTTTTCGCTTGACCAAGGTAAATCGAACCATACCGTCTGTGCGATTTCTCCCACGTTGCACTGTAAATTAATCCCGATACCCCCGCTCTGGGGATGGGCAAGGAGCATACGAATCTCACCACGACGCCACGCCGCGATGTTGTCATCGTCCAACACCACCGCCTCTGGGAACTGAAGACGTATCCGCTGGAGGGAGTGCTTGAAGTGATAAAAGACGAGCGTGGGAGACGAAGACTCTTCCATGATCGACTCAAGCCGTTCCAGTTTAACACGGTGTACTTCGTGTGCTTCTCCTTCCTCGCTATAGACTGCGCCGCTGGTGAATTGGAGTAATTTGCCCGCCAGTGCCGCCGCTGTTGGAGCTGTGATGAGTTTCTTACCGAGGTCAAGGACCATGTTTTTTCTAAGTGTATCATATTGTTTACGAAGCCCTTCATCTATGTCTATAATGTGATACATGTTACTTAATGTCGGTAATTGTAAATAATCACCTGCTTTAAGTGACATACAAATATCGCTAATTTT